TGAATTTGAAGCCGACGGCCAGATGAAGCTCGGCCATGATGCCGCGATGGGCTTGCAGGATGCAGCCAAAGAGAAGCGGGACAGCATCGACATCCGCGCCGCTGAGGTGGCCCGCATCATCGCGGAGGCCCCGGTGGATGAACACTTCGTTGTCTGGCATGACTTGGAGGACGAGCGCAAGGCCCTGAAAAAAGCCGTCCCGGAGATGGTGGACATCTACGGCAGCATGGATCTCGAAACCCGCGAGCAGCGCGTCATGGACTTCGCACAGGGCAAGACCCGCATCTTCGGCACAAAGAAAAGCCTGTCCGGCTCTGGTTGCAACTTTCAGCGGTTCTGCCACCGGGCAATCTTCATGGGTATTGACTATGAGTTCAACGACTTCATTCAAGCCATTCACCGAATTTACCGCTTCCTCCAGAAGTCACCGTGCGTGATTGACATCCTGTACATGGACACCGAAACAGAGGTGCTGCTGGCCCTCCAGCGGAAGTGGAAGCAGTACGATGAACTCAGCGAGCAGATGGAAGAAATTATCAAAGAATACGGCCTCGGCAGCCTTGCACTGGAGGTCTTAAAGAGAACGATAGGATGTGAGCGCGTGGAAGTAAAAGGCAGCAACTACATCGCAATCAATAACGATTGCGTGGAAGAGGTCAAGAGCTGGCCGACGGACAGCATCGACCTGTATGTGACCTCTATTCCGTTCGGTAACCACTATGAGTACAGCCCCAGCTACAATGACTTCGGGCACAACCCGAACGATGATGAGTTCTTCAAGCAGATGGACTTCCTCACCCCTGAGCTGCTGCGGACTCTGAAGCCGGGCCGCGTGGCTGCGATTCATGTCAAAGACCGCGTTGAGTTCGCCAATGTCACCGGGCTGGCCGCGCCTACAATTGAGCCGTTCCATGCTGACTGCATTGCCCATTTCCGCAAACATGGCTTTGCGTACTTTGGGATGATTACCGTAGTCACGGATGTTGTCCGGGAGAACAACCAGACCTACCGCCTCGGCTGGACTGAGCAGTGCAAAGATGGCACGAAGATGGGTGTTGGATGCCCTGAGTACATCTTGCTGTTCCGCAAGCTGCCTACTGACCGCAGCCGCGGCTATGCTGATATCCCCGTGAAGAAGTCCAAAGAGGAATACACCCGCGCCCAGTGGCAGATTGACGCTCATGCGTTTTGGCGTTCCAGCGGCGACAGGCCTTTTGCTAGGGAGGATCTGGAGAAGATTCCAACCTCCAAACTCCAGAGCGTCTACCGGAAGTTCAGCCGCGACAGTGTCTACGACTACGGCGAGCACGTCAAACTCGCAGAAAGCCTCGACAAAGACGGACGGCTGCCGAGCACCTTTATGGTCGTTGCGCCCGGCTCATGGGATATGACGGTCTGGGACGACATTGTGCGGATGAAAACGCTCAACACCTCCCAGAGCCAGCGGCGGCAGAACCTCCACGTCTGCCCGCTTCAGATCGACATCGTGCAGCGCCTGATTGAGCGGTACAGCAATGAGGGCGAACTTGTTGCTGACCCCTTTGCAGGGCTTTTCACGGTGCCGTATGAAGCGGTGAAGATGAACCGCAAGGGCAAGGGCGTGGAGCTGAACCCGGATTATTTTCGTGACGGCGTGGGCTATCTGGAATCTGCGGATGCAGAAAAGGATGCACCCACTCTGTTTGACCTGTTGGAGAATGGAGCTTGAACATGAGCAAGGAAAATATGGGCCGGAATGCCGAGCATTATGCAGACCCGACACCGACCGCGGCCATGCGCAACATCTGCCGGGACGAGTACCAGAAGGAAGCCGCCCGGCTTGACAGAATCGGAGACATCGTTCCCCTGCTGCGCCAGATGGCCGGTATCGCAGGGTTCGAGATCATAGGCCGCATCCCGCTGAGGGACAAGGCCACCGGAAAGGAGTACAGGTAATGGAAAGAGCTGAAACGATTATCGCCGCCTGTCGCGATACGATGTTGACCACATTGGAAAAGATCGGCGGCCAGAGCCTTATTTGCTCGTGGACCCGTCAGGACGGCTCCGTCGTGAAGCTGGCGCTGGAAATCAGAACGAGCGATCAGACCACGATCGGAGACGCTATCCGTGACATGGATGACGAAGAAATGGCCCGGAAGCTGGTTCCGGCGGTTCTGGCCTTGTGCGACGACGGCGCGCCGTCCGAAGATACCGTCCGCGACTGGCTGGAACGCCCGCAAAGCGATCTCAAGGTCTGAAATACAAACACAGTTACATAAACCGCTGCTGATTATACAAGTAGCGGCACGGAGGATGAATACATGTCACAGCATTACAAGATTGACTGCGACAAGGTGGAGGACCGGAAAGCGCTGGTCGTCGTCCTGTCGATGAACGGCTACACCGTCCGCGTGGGAAAGGAAAAGCGCAGCGGCAAATCTACTTTGACCTATTTTGTGGAGTATTGGAGGGGCGACGATGAATGATCAAGCGAAATCTAACCCTGAAACCGACACTATGAGTCCGGAGGACATGGCCCATTATTTGATGGATTTTTGCCATTGCCATTTGGCGGCTGGAAATGGCTGCCCGGGGTGCCCGTTCGATAAGCCGACCAGTAACGATGGCGATGGAGAATGCCGTCTCGGTGTTCCTTCCGACTGGGACTTTTGAGGAGGAGAAGTGAAGCATGAAAACCGAAAAGAGAATGATCTGCTTTATCGTGTCAGCAGCATTGCTAATTGTGACGCTGTGGTTTACATCCTGTAGTTCGACATCTGCTGATGCTGAAACTAAAACTGAAGCTGAAACTGCTGACCACCCCTGCTACCATGTCACGGTCTACTCCCCTGCAATTGAAAAAGTTGGCTATGCCGGTAGGCGTAAGCCGAAGTACACCATTACCGTGGAGGACTTTGGCGAGCTGTTGCCTGACCCAAAGCTATCTGCTGAGCGTGAGTATCAGCTCCTGCAAATCCCTCTGGAAGATGGCCGCTTTGAACTGGTGTCTACCTCGCTGGTAGAAATCGAGTATTACTGAGAGGAGGCGCGAGCGTGAAAGCTGTGTTGTTGAGCATCCAGCCGGTATGGTGCAGCAAGATCGTCCTGAAAGAAAAGACCGTGGAGGTACGCAAGACGAAGCCGGAGGGCGTGAAGCCTCCATTCAAGTGCTACATCTACTGCACGAAAGAACAGTCGAAGATGGGGTGGCTGCGAATCGTCCCCGGCAGAGGCTGGCAGCGGTTGGATGGTACGGTCATTGGCGAGTTCGTCTGCGACAAGATTTGGGAGCTTGCACCGATATGCCGCGCCCCGGATGATGTCGAAGAAATGGCTTGCATGGACAGAGACCGCATTGTCCGCTACCTGAACAAGTGTCACGGCTGGGCGTGGCATATCTCCGACCTGAAGATTTATGACCAGCCGCGCGAGCTGCGGGTATTCACAGGCTTGCAGAGTACACGGTTCGGTATGCGGCCTGTGGAGATCACTCGCCCGCCCCAGAGCTGGCGCTATGTGGAGGAATTGAGCAATGAATAACCGAAGAACGGCGGCCAGTATTCGCCGCAGCTATACCGGTGCAAGAAGCCGCGCAGAGGGCGAAGGCTTTGAGCACATCATTGACAATGCCTGCGCCTATTACAGATCCATCGGCCTTGCAGACATCGAAAAGACCCCAGAACCTATGCGTCCGATCGGAAGCCCAGACCGTGCTGGCCGGTTCCTTGCCTGCTACACGAAACAGGCCCAGCCGGACTACAAGGGCATTCTCAAAGGCGGCAGGGCCATCAATTTTGAAGCGAAGCACACAGATAGCGATCGAATGACCTTTGACCGCGTATTGACTGCACAAGCGCTTCGTTTGAGCCGCACAGAAGCCCTCGGCGGCATTGCCTTTGTCCTCTGTTCTTTCAGCGGCAGATGCTTCTACCGCGTTCCGTGGGCCGTTTGGCGCGACATGAAGAGCCTGTTTGGCCGAAAGTACATAATCCCTGCGGATTTGGCAGAGTACCGCGTCCCGTTCGCAGCGCCCGGAGTGTTGCTATTTTTGGAGGGAGTAAAGGAGAAAAAAGATGATCTTCACATGTGCACCTGAAAATGAAAAGCGAGACGGTGTAGACTACCGCGATGTCAAGGCATGGTTTCAACAGTGCAGGGACTACAAGATAGACGTGGATAGGCAACTTGAACGTATTCACAGGATCTATGGCAGTGCTACAAAGATTACGCAGAACCTTTCCGGTATGCCTACTGCGTCAGGAAACGGAGACAAAATCGGTAATGCTGCTGTGGATATCATTGAGGAGCAGACGCGGTACCGGGAGATGGTGAAGCGGCTGACAGCGTTGCAGAACGAGGCAACAAAGCGGGCATATTGCCTTGTCGTTGCCACAGAGTGCGCAAATGCGATCGTAGATTTTTACGTTAATGGAAAAACGCAGGATCAGATTGCCGATGAAACCGGGGTTTCCGGTGTTGATATTGTCCGGAAGCGTATTAACCGGGGTTGCAAAGCTCTTGCAGAGATCTGGCCAGACTTCAGCACTGTATGAATTGTACAAATTGCATAGAAAAACGCCGTTTATTTTGTGATGTCCCGGCACTCCCGAAACGGGGTGCAGTAAGGTAAAATCAGTACAAGCGGAACCGCGCACAGCGGAGCGCCGCTTCTACGCAGTCTCCGAAACGAACCTCCATGATAATTTCCTCCTTTTGGCTTTGCAGGCATTTTTCTCTCTTCCGTTTCGCGGACTGCTTCTATGCGATACACTGAAACAAAGGCAGCCTGCCGCTCATGAGAGACAGGAGGCGGTTCGATTCCGCCGTATCGCACCGTATGGCGCATGGACTAGACAACCCGCAAGGCCGCACGTGCAACCTCCCGTGCCAAGAAAAGGCCTTAGAATCCTTGCCAAGGTGTAGCTTTCCTGACAGGATGTGCGCCAACCAACAGCCCCGGCGGAGAACCGGAGCTGTTTTTATATGGCCGCCTGAGCGCAGTTTGGAGCGCGGCGCGTGTGTGTAGACACGGCTGGTTCGATTCCAAGGGCGGCTTTTATACTCCGGTAGCTCAAGTGGTAGAGCAGCGGTCTCCAAAACCGCATGTTGCAGGTTCGATCCCTGCCGGGAGTGCTTGCGTGCCCTATGAGGGGGCCGCGCAATAGCGGGGCATCCGGCCGCGAAAGTTCCGGATGCAGCAGCGCCCACCGTTTGACGCATGTCCAACGAACTGAATGCACGGGTGCTGCTTATATGCCGCTATAGCTCAATTGGCAGAGCGCCGCCCATTTAAGGCGGGACAACGTTGGTGACACCACGGGAACATCACTGCACAGCCAACCA